TCATATAAATTGCAAAACAAAACTTTTGAATATTGATTTTGTGCTAATTTTAAATAATAAATTTTCCAATATGTTTCTCTTTCATTCAATTGGGTAATACTACATTCTTCAATAATTTCGAATAAATGATTTTCCCAACCATACTTCTGAATAGAATTGTATAATTTAGGTTGTTCACTACCATGCATCCTCTTATACCATGCTTTTCTGTATTCAATATTAGTACTTTGCCCTATATATATTCTTCCTTTTGGGTTTATTATTTTATATATTCCTATCATTTGTAATACATATTGTGCCCCTTCGGGAGAGGCACAATATTATAAATCTTTTCCATTTTTAGCGATTGCGTGTAAAAATTCTTCACGAATTAGATTTCCTGGTTCCATAAAAACACCACTAAATTTGTTTGTTGTCATAACACTAGTAGGATGTTTAATTCCTCTATTCGAACAACACATATGTTTAGAAGCAATACTAACAGCTACTGATTCACATTCTAATTTTTCTGAGAGGAAACTATGAATTTGTTGGGTTAATGATTCTTGCATTTGCGGGCGACGAGAATAAAAATCAACTATACGATTTAACTTGCTAAGCCCAACTACGCTTTTCCCAGGAACATAAGCTACAGATGCATAACCCGTAAATGGTAAATTATGATGTGCGCACATTGATACTACTGGGATTCCGGTTTGGATAACAACCCCATCATAATTTTCTTCATTAGGGAATACAGTCATAGAAGGTTCTTCTGATATAGAACCAATAATTAGATCTTTTAGCCATGCTTTTGCCACTCTTGTAGGAGTATCAATGGTTTGAGGGTCTGCTTCATAATCAAATCCCATTGCTTTTAAAAATTGACCATAATGAATAGAAGCATTATTAATCATTACTTCAATTTCTTCTGGTGACCGTGATTGATTGTCGTTTGCTTTTTTAATATATAACATTTATTCTAAATTTTGATTAAATATAATAACCTTTATTTGAAAATCCAAATCTATTCTTCGATTGGATAGCCGTAAACTATTTTAGAATTTCTATGCAACCCCCCATTTCCATCTAAACCATATCCATATAAAAACATGTTATTTTTTATTAAATGCCCAAAAATAAGATTTTCAGGAGTATCAGACGAATATCGTTTAAATAAAGTTACAGGAGTTATTGAATGTGGTTGATCCATTTGAAACTTTTTTGTAATAAAATCCATTGTATTGCCTGAATCATATATATCATCTATTATGAATACATTTTTTCCGTGTAGTGGAGTTTCGGGGTATTTAGTTATTTGTAGTTCACCTTGAGTTATACCTTCATATGATTTTATTCTAATAAAGTCAATATGACATGTTCCTAAGTGTTTAACTAGATCAGAAAAAAACATAAAGGCTCCATTCAATACACAAATTAATATAGGGGGTTCATCACCTGCTAACTCATTAATTTTAACAGCTATATCTTTAACTATATCTTGTATTTCGTCCTCAGAATATAAAATAGAAGGTGTCATTGACTAATTTTGTTTAATTTTAAGAATATTAGTGTTAAATATTATCCTTCGTCGAAGTTACTTTCTTCTCCTTCGTCATACAAGAACTCGTCAAGTTCAGAATCTTCTGAGTATTCCCAGTCCTCCCAATCATCATCTAAGCTACTTTCCCATTCTTCAAAGGTTAGTTCTGAGTTTGGGTTTTCTGCAAGGAATTGTTTGTATTGTTCTTCTAGTGTTGCCATGAGTTTTGCTTTATTATTTTAATTTAACTAAATACTACCTCTAGTCCAAGCGCCTCCGTTTGATTTTACTCTATTTATAGAGCCAAATATAATAGATTCTGGAGATCTTTTAGATAGGTAAACATCTTTATATTGCACACTATCTTCCATTTTATCTCTTGAAAATTCTCCGCCAACTTTACCTATATTTTTAACACCGGGTTTTCCTTGTAACCATCCCCAAAATTCATCAATATTTGATTCTGATCCTCTAATCTCTCCAGGTAATTTATATCGAGACCCATCACCTCTTGTCCAGACTCTAAAAGATTGGGAAGATAAAGAAGTTACTTTAAGACTATCAGAATCCCAAGGAATTTGGAATTGAAGATTAAACTCTTTTATTAGCTCATCAATAACTCCAGTAATTCCTGATCTTTTAACATATTTTTCCCAGTAACCACCTTTAGCATAGTATTCTTCATTTTTAACTTCATTTTCAATCAGTCTATTGATTTCTTCCCTAATAATTTGTCTTAATTCGTGTGTTTTCATTGTTTGTTTTGTTTTATTATAAATATAATAAGGTTTAGACTTCTCGCTTGGTATCAAAAGCTATTATATGTTCACGTCCTGTAAAGTTATAATAGTTTTTAGTACACCAATCTATAACCATAGGGTATACTCTAATTAGTTCTTCTCTATTATCACCCGGAGGCATTATCCAAATTTTATGTTTTGGTACTTCAAGTTCATCTAAAAATGCTCTAATTTCATCCCATGTAGTTGGGTCTTCAACTGGATTAGTGACTACTTTCATATGATAGTCGGTGTGATATTCCATTGATTTTTTAATAGCCTCTTTATTAAGCCTGTAGCGATTGTGGGTATCAATTAATTTTTGAGTTACAATACTCCCAAGAGGTGTAGTAGTACCAGCTACAGGTACACTATTACTAAACTTAGGACTAAAAGAAATAAGATTAATAGGATAATCTGTTTCCAAGTAATGCGATCCTTCAGTTTCAATTGTAATGGTGATTTGTCTTTCATTAGCAAAATGTGTTAGCTCGTTTACAAGTTTAGGCCACATAGTAGGAGATCCACCAGTAAGCATCATTTCTTTAATTTCGGGATGGGCATCGTACATAGCTACAATATCATTAAAGCTATAACGGGCTTTTTCGGGGTGAATTGAGGTATAGTAAGAATCACACCAACCACCTTCTCCAAAATAACATCTATGAGTGCATCCTGTGGTACGAATTGCTATTGTAGGAAATCCTGCTCTACTACCTTCACTTTGAATACAAGGATAAAGTTCGATGATACCACTTATTTTAGCCTTTTCTTCATCTGTCATTCTTTCTATTTTACTCATATATCTAATTTTAAATATTCTTCAAATGTACTAACCTCTTTTTGTCTTTCCAAATGATGGTATTCCATATGGCAATTTCTACAAACAGGCACACATTTTCTAATTTCTTTTTTAATACGTTCAATGCTGTAGGCATTATATTGTAAATTTGTAACTCCTATTTCTTTAGTTTTAGGATCTAAATGATGAAATTCTATCAAATACCATTTATTAAGACTGCATTTTAAACATTTTAATCTTTTTCTAATTCTTGTTATAAATTCTTTATTTCGTTTTTCGTACGATTTTTTATGTTTCTTTGCTTTAGCACTATGCTCCGCATAATATTTAGCATGATATTCTTTTGTTCCCATGGTTATAAATATTAAGGAGGTTTCCAAAATGTTGGTCCCCTTTAAAATTTACTATTCTCCCTAAACTCATAATATCTAATTTTATGTATGTGATGTAACCCAAACTGGAGCAGGTGGTAATACTTTTGGAACTACTAGTGTCTCAACTGATTCTTCATATGAAGCGGAATTGCGTTCGTTTTCGTATACTTCTACTTTAACTACTTTAACTCGGTTTTTAGTTTCAGCTAATACAAATGTATTTATTTTACCAAAAATATATTTAGCAAATTGTTCTGCTCCTACTGCGGGTAATATACGTAATTGTATAATACCATCAGTGTTCATTTTTTGGAATTGATACAAGTGGGGATCGTTATCCGCAATAATAGTGGTGTGGTCAAACATACTTTCCATCCATGCTTTTGGACTTAAGCCATCTATTCTGCTTTTGGCTCGCTTCATACCTCCAAAATCCCATACCCAGTTGCGCTCATCTAGTTCGCCTTCAAACCATATTCTAAAACTAAGTGCATACCCATGTAAATATTTGCAATGAGTATCTTCTGCTTTCCATTGACGGAATACACAACTGAATCCATCAAATAATTTTGTTGATTGAAATTTAGCCATTATAAAAATTTATTACTTGTTCAACATTTCTTACACCCGTAAAACGTCTGATTTCTTGTCCGTTTTCTACTAAAATTACAGTAGGGACACTTTTAACATTATATTTTGTTGTTACATCTGCCGTATAATCAATATCTAATTTATTGACTGGAATGCCTTGTGCTTTAATGGCATCCATAACGGGACCGAATTGTTGGCATGGTTGACACCAGCCTGATGTAAAATACCATAATTGTTTCATAAAATTTCTTCTTGTTTAATTAGTTCACATTTGTTTTCTCTTAATATATATGCAGTTGATTCCTCTTTTAATGGTTTAGCATTATTCCAGTTATAATCCCATTTAAATTTTCCATGAGACATACCGGAAAATACTAAACCATTTTGGTCCATCACAACATAATGTTGCACAAAGGGGGTGGGTTTTCTACGCATTATCCTTCTCGTTCATAAATTAATTGTTCAACATGCTTCTTAGCTACTTCCCAAGATACGGGACCGGCTTCATCAGCATAATTTATAGGATCTTTACGTCTTAATCTAAGAAAAGCTTCAATACGTTCTACAGAAGATGCGGATTTATAATCTGAAAACCACTCATAGTGTGGACCACCCGGTGCCATTCCCATAAAGTGTAAGGTTGGTTTATATGAAGTATTTGTACGTTTATATACTTCATCAAAATCTAGCATAAGATCTTTACATAAATCTTCTCCATCTTTTAAAATAGTATATTTATTTCCTTGTAAATATGGAGTAAAATACTTAACCAAATGCGAATCCCAATTACCTTTTCTAAAAGCATCGTAGTCTGCATCTCTAAATTCTTCTCTACAGTCAGGGTAAATAAAGTGGTCACCACTATGTACTCCTAAAGCAATATCACATTCTTGGCTTCGCTGAGTAGCAATAGATAGAGCAATGGCTTGGATAATTGAGCTAAAGATTTTATTGCGGTTAGGTACAACAGTTGATTTCATGTTTTCTTCAGCATAATGACCTTCAGGTACCTCAGTACCTCCAGCAACAAGTGTAGAATTAAGTAAACCACTTAAACCATTTAGTTCAATAACATGATAATTTACTAATGAATATGTTTCTTCAAATCCATTAGGGGCATGATCATGGTGAAATATACGGCAGGGGTTTGCATTAATATAGTTTACCAATGATCGTGCACGTTCAAGTTCAACTCGATGTTTTTGGCCATAATCAAAACTTACAGCCACAACATTTTTGTATTCTTTCAAACAGCGTAAAAGTAAGGTGCTGCTGTCCATCCCACCACTTAGTGAGACTACGACATTGTCTTTGGGAAA